TTTTCTACTTCCATATATACCTTTAACAGTTCTATTATCATTACTTATACCTCTAATCCAAGGCTTACAATTCATAGCGATATTTTCACTAATAGCAATTAATATTTTCTTTAAATCCCAAGATTTATCATCTTTTTCAATACATAACCCTAACTCATTTAACTTTTGACCTAACTTTATATAACTTACTGGACTATTTGAAGCGAAATCTCTCAATTCATGCCTTAGTTCATAGTTATGCCAGTATTTAACAAAAGTAAAACTAAAAATTTTACCATCTTTTTGTTTTTCTTCATGTAACCAAAATCCATTATCTAGTAATGTTTGGGTACAATTTTCGCTAATTTGTATTTTCATTTTTTACCTACATATTTTGGGTTATTTGGTAAATGATATGGATTATATTTTTTTACTTTTTTATACACTTTAATTACTGATTCAATTTCTTCATCAGTAAATCCATTCTCTTTATTAAGATCAAAATTCAAACAAATATCAAGTGCTAAAAATAAAGCACTTGCATCTTTTTCTTGTAGTTTAAGGTTCATAGCTAACATTGATTTGATAATGGAATTTTTCTATAGATTCAAGTTTTTTAGACTCAAGTAATGTATGTATCAAAATATCTTCGACGATAAATTTATCGTTATCATTAAGAAAATTATTTTGAATATTTAAAACGTGTTTTAATTTAGCCATTAATTATTCTCCTATTTAATTTGACTTGATTATCTAAATAATTATTTAACTCTTTTCCCTTTAATGGACTCCAATAAAGGTTAAATTGCCAACTTGTATAACTAGGTAAATTTCTTATAGGGTGAATTTCATACTTTTCTATAACTCGAAATTCAATCTCTTTATTGTATTTAGCTTTATATGCTTTACAAAATAAATTCATGTCACAATCTTCTTCTAAGAAAATTGATTCAATAGTTTTATTTATGTATGAAAATTCAGAAATTTTATTCTGAATATTTAAGTCAGTTACATCTTTATAACTGACTTCTAACCAGCCATGTCCAGCATCATTGTGCTTAGTAAATACTTTAGTCATAATTTATCTCTTAATTTTGAATGTGATATATACCAAATAATGTTTTTTAATTTGGCTATATCATGTTGATTTAATTTAATATCAATTTTTTCATTACAAACTTCAATTGAATCAGGCAACATACTGCGATAATCAATTAAGTAGTCAGCACTATCATAAATTCTTGATAGTATTTCTTCTTTTAATTTTTTATCCATGATTAATACTCACATTGAAGAATTTTCCTGAGCATTATTTCATCGTTTAAAGCTACTGCTCTTTGTATTCTCGGATTCTCCATATATTCGAATGGTGAGATTAAATATTCTCCCATGATTGATTGATAAACAAAATCACTCATGGGTTTTTGTTTTTGGCCTTTAATAGGCTTTTTAGTTTTGGAAGTACTCATAATCTTAATTTATGATATATAGGAATTATATATGAAATTAGTTTACTTGTAAAGTCGGCCATTCAAGGCCATTCATAAGTTAATAATTTCAGTCAATAACCCTAATTAATAGTTTTGAAATTTTTTCTTAAAAATTTTTCCTAATTTTTCTTTTTTTCTTTCTTTATTGATAGCCATTCTCAATAACCTATTAAATATAAAAACTTTTTATAGCTAATCTTGTTGTCAAAATATAAAGACATACACTCATAAAAGTGTAAATTTGAATAACCGATTAAATCTAATTCGAGTTGTTTCATAATAATTAAAAAGAAAAAAGAGTCTTATTTAAAAGACTCTTTGTATTTCGTGAATAGTTGTTGTTGCATATTCACATAATCGGTTAAAAAATTCTTTATCTTCTTTAGTATGTTGCCTTATGTGTAATAAAACACTAGACCAACTAGCTCTAAAAGGCATTTTACAATGTTTGCATCTAACAATAGGAATTAACTCTTTTACTTTTGTTTCTTCATTTAAATGAATTTTAACCTGAGATAGTTCAAAATTACTTGAACTAGCACCATTAAAAAAGGCTTTTAAATCTTTACTATCGTTATTATCTGGTAACTTATATCCATGATAACAACTTGCATTAATCATTAAACCGCTTTTGTGGTGTAATTGAATTAATCCTTTATGCTCTTGATACTGTTCTTTATAGATATCATCAAAGTAACTATAAGATTCTGTTTCTTCATCATAAGAAGGTATTAAATCAATTCCCCTATCATAATCATCATAATTACCAATATCAATTTTATCTTCATCTATAAAAGGCAACCTAAAACGATAACCAGTAAAAGAAGAATCATAGATTACTTTGTGTCTATCTTCAAATCGAAGATAATACATATTTTCGCAAGTACCAATTTTTATTTCTTGGCCGTTGCTTTTTAGCTTGGCGTATTCTCCCATAATAAAAAAATTGTAAGATTTTTAATTTAGATAAATTGTAAAAATTTATCTTTTTAACCTACCTCGAAAGATAGGCTAAAAGGATAAATTATTTTGTTAATGGATGATTGATAGACTCATAAACTATTTTTTTATTTAAATCATGTAAATTAAATAAAAAATCTTTTTCCTTATCTTTTTTATTTAATTCTCTTGTCAATCTCTTAACCTCTATATTTTTTTTAGATAACTCTACTTGAGTATTCATTAACTCTTGATAAAGTATCTCTTCACGTTTTGTGAATGGTATAAAATCCATGATTAAATCCTATTTAAAAGTGTTTGTACTTGGTTTGTCCTTTCTTCTAATCTTGTTTGCAATGTCCTTGTAATTATTAAACCTTGCCATGTAAGAAGTAAAAAACAAGTTAAAAAGATTTGTGTTCTAATTTTCATTTTGTAAGATTTGTTTTTCTTTGGTGTTCGTTTATTAGTCTTGTAAATGCTTTGTATGGCTTTGTAACCTATCCAATTTTGATTATAGGATGTTTGACCTATTGAATTGGTGTAGACTAGTAAACCAAAAAAGAAAGAAGAATAATAAACTTATCTTTATTATATAACATTTATATAGACTATATACAAGTAATGTGCTAATATTTATATAGTTAATAAAAATCTTACTAATGGATTATTTTACAAAAGACGAAAAAGACATCTTGTTTCTTAGTCTTAATGACATCATCAAAAATTATAAGAAATGGAATAATTTAGGAACTAGCGACAAATATGATTTTTTAAGTAGCTATAAAAAACTAGCAAAAAATGATAACTCTAAATTTAATATTTACTATAAATTAAATGATATCCTAACCGATCATTATGGCGAGGACTTAAGATTGTTTAACTGGTAAGATTAACGCTTATTGTAGAGCTTTCTAGATAGCTTAAAATTAATCTTCTTTCCTTACCTTATGGGGGTGGGGTTGGAGATTTTTTTTAATTTTTTATGTTCGTGGGGGACTTAAATATATATTGATTAATTTTTTGGTTCTACTCTTATAGAGAGTTCTGGAGCTTGAATGTTGACTGTTTCTACGGATTCACCTATTACTTTGCCGAGGGAGTCTAGGATTTGTGCTGCTGTTTGGAGTTGACCTTTTTTAACTGCTCTATTGAAGAGTCTTATTCTCATAGCTTGGAGACGAGGTAACATATTTTCTCTATCTTTTTCCCAATCTTCTTTATTCCACTCTTTAACTTTTTTCCAATCTTGCCAAGCTGTTACTTCTGAGATTGATTCAATTTTAGCGTGTTCTAGGACTAAGGCTCTTGTTGTTTTACCTTCTAGTTGACGGGAATATAGTCTTTGAGATCTTTCTTGAACTTGTTGTGCAGAGGAGCGAGCAACAAATCTCATTTGTCTTTTAGGTTTAGCTGTATTTATTGGTTGATCAGTAGGAAAAGTAGAAGAAGCCACGGACTTGCTTGTAGTATTTATTGAAATAATAACTTAAAAAAGGTGAAGTGGGCTATAAATAGGGGGTATTGGTTGAATTTTCTGTTATTTTATTGTTTATGACAGTTAAAAGTGCGAATGATATTAGTTTAAGGTATGCCCAGGGGGAGGTATTTAATTGTGATAAAAGATTTCGGGTACTGGTTGCAGGAAGAAGGTTTGGGAAATCATATTTATCCTGTATTGAGTTGCTCAGAGGAGCTATCAATAGACCTGGTGAAGTTTATTTCTATTGTGCTCCTACATATAGGATGGCGAAGGATATTGCATGGAAGGAGTTAAAGAGATTAGTACCGAAGGTGTGGGTTAAGGCTAAGAATGAGACAGATTTAAGGTTAGATTTGATAAATGGGTCGAGTATCGAGTTAAAAGGGACAGAAAATGCGATGGCATTAAGGGGTAGAAGTTTAGCTGGTGTTGTTTTAGATGAAGCAGCATTTATGGATCGAGATGTGTGGGCGGAGGTTATTAGACCTGCATTAGCTGATAAACAGGGTTGGGCATTGTTTATTAGTACTCCTGATGGTACTGCTAGTTGGTTTTATGATATGTGGTGTTTTTGCGGTGAACAGGAACTAGATGATTGGCAAAGATGGAGTTTTACCACGATTGAAGGGGGTAATGTAGCACCAGAAGAGGTAGAAGCTGCTAGGAGTCAGTTAGATGCGAGGACTTTCAGACAAGAATTTGAAGCTAGTTTTGAGAATCTTACTGGTTTAGTCGCTGTTAGCTTTAGTGATGAGAATATTGATAAGGAAGTACAAGATTTACATATGCTGCCGTTGTTGTTGGGCTTGGACTTTAACGTAGACCCGATGGCAGGAATTTGTGCGTATAAGCATGACAATAACCTCTATGTGTTCGATGAAATCATGCTAACAGGTGGTGCTACCACTTGGGATTTTGCGGAGGAGGTTGTTAGAAGGTACGGGGTGGATAGAAGAATCGTTGCTTGTCCTGATCCTACGGGTAGTGCAAGAAAAACAAGTGGGGTTGGGGTTACAGATCACACGATTTTAAGAAGATCTGGTTTTACTGTCCTTAGTCCTAAAAGTCCGTGGAAGATTAGAGATAAAATTACTGCTGTTAATACTGCTTTGTTAGATGCAAATGGAGATCAAAGAACTTTTATCCACCCAAGATGTAAGGAATTAATAAAATCACTTAGAACTTTAACTTATGCACCTAATACTGGACTGCCTAACAAGAATTTAGGGGTAGATCATGCGTTTGACGCTTTTGGTTATCTTTGTTTACAACAATTTAACTTGGCAAAACCAGAGACATTAGGCCAGACTTCGTTTAGAATATATTAAAATCATTTAATTTTTCCTATGCCTTACTATAAAGGTGTAAAAACGAAGAAAAAAACAGTTAAAACGGCTAAGAAAAAGAAGAAATAGCTGTAAAAGTAACAATTTCACGGTAGTATAATCGTATAAGTAAAATTTTCTTTAAATCATGGCATTTTTTCGTGGCGAAGAAGGCTCTGTATCTTTCGATAACGGAACTGGAACAGTTGGGGCTATTGCTTCTACAACAGCTTGGACATTAGACGTAACAAAAGATACTCTTGAATGTACTGCTCATGGAGATACTTCAAGAAAGTATGTTGGTTCTCTAAAATCTGGTTCTGGTACTGTTGATCTTCTTTATACAGCTACATCTGGTGATAATACTGCTGAAATAATTAATGATGTACTTACATCTGAAGATGCTGGTGATGCTGCATTTAACCTTTTCTTAGATACATCAGGATCTAAAAAGTTAAGTTTTAACGGAATTATTACAGGAACTTCATTTAGTTCTACTGTCGGAGACATCTCAACTGTATCTGTCAGTTTCGTAACTAATGGTGACATTACTTCTGCTGTTTAATACTTAAAAAAAAGTAAGCTGTCCTTAAATAAGGATGGATTTGTTGTAGAAAAATGTTAGCTGTAAAAAAAATGGAACTGCCTTAAATGACTTTCGCAATCCCGGGCAAAATTAAGACAAAGATTATCACTTCCACCTCCCCTGGTGGAGTGGATAGTCCTTTTACGAGGACAAGGGCAGTTCTGGATATGATGAAGAGTTGGGAAATAATGAAGGCTGTTACTGAAGGTACTGAATATTTAAGAGAAAATAGTGAAGCGTTTCTACCTCTAGAGCCACGAGAGGATTATGACGCTTATATGGCGAGAGTTAATCGTGCTGTTTTTAGTCCTTTTACCCAAAGATTAATAAGAGCAGCTACAGGTTTAGTTTTAAGAAAGCCAATATCACTTATAGGAGATCCTTATTGGACCGAAATGTTCAAGATGGATGTTGATGGTTGTAAATCAGATTTAGATGAATATGCCAGAAGAGTATTAATGTGTTCATTAACTTATGGTCAAAGTCATATTCTTGTAGATT